CCGATGTCGACGCGGCACTGGCCGAGGTCGATGCGGCGGATGCGCTGGTCGAGGCGTTCGTCGCCGAGGTCGAAGCGTTGGAGGCTGACGTAGAGGCCGCGGAGGCCGAGGAGGATGCGGCCGATGCCGAGGCCGCGGCAGCGGTGGCTTGACTGGTGATGTCCGTCTCGGTGCCGGCGTCATTCTTATGGTAGAGGTAGCCGTCCGTCTTGGTGTAGACGCGGCCATACCCCGAGGCGGGGGTGCCGGGGGCGGAAGCTTCCTGCAACTCGAGGTAGAGCGCCGCCGAAATCGCGTAGCCGTCGGCATCATAGCCGACCTCCGCCCGATCAAGCTTCAGAGCTCGGTCGGCCGCGTCGTCGAGTTCCTGATCGATCCGACGATGCTTCTGAGCCACCGTGTTGTGGGTGGTTGCCGAGAATGACCCACCCGCTGCGAACGAGTCCGACTGATCCAGCGTCGTAACGCGCCAGATCACCAGCTTCGTCCCCGAGGCAAGGTTGCCGGCGGACAGAGTCACCACCCCGGTCGTGGGGCCCCCGATCAGGGTGTACCCCACGCCCTCGGTCAGATCCGTCCACACCCCCGTCGAGGTGACGTAGGTGGCGACGTGAATCTCGGAGTTGCTCGAGAAGTAGATCGGATTGCCGCTAACGTCCTCGACGTCATAGGCCGAGACCGATCCGGAACCGTTGTAGACAACACGCGGGGTCGCGGCGTCGAGCGCCATCTCAATGCCTCATAGGGCAGAGCGCAGACCCCTCCGCGCGTTCACGCTATGTGCCATAGTTCCGCTGGCGGTGCAAGTCCTATCTGTAGCGGGCGCGCGACCGGAAGGCCGACAAAGAACTGCCAGGCTCGGATGATCCCAGGTGCTGGCGCAGGTCCGGCCAGAGGCTCTTGACGCTCTGGTACGTGTAGACCTTGTTGCGTCCGTGCTGAGACCGCCACTCAACTTCCGCCGCCACTTCAGGCGCGGCGGCGCGAAGTTCCTCGAGCAGCCCCTCGACCGGCATCTCGGTCTTGTTCGCCCATCCGGGCTTGCGCAGGACGATCTGGGCGTTGCGCGCTTCGCGCATCGCCATGTCCTCAAGGATCTCGTTGACCACGCGTTGGGTCGACGGCGGGAGAACGATCGACTCGGGGTCCCGGTGCCGCGTCTTCGTGGCACCCTTGTAGAGGGACTGCTCCGCCATTTCTCGGCGGATCCCGTTGTATGTCGAGATCATCTGCTTGGCCCGGTTCATTGGGTGCAGATCCTGTTCCGCCTCTTTGTAGTGCCCCTCAAGGACCGCGTAGGCCCTGGTCTCCGGGTCCAGCGACATCAGCATCCGCTGAGCATCGCGCGGCGAGCGGACGTCGTTGAGCAACCGCCGGTACCCCGCCGCCGCTGTCGCAAACCGCCCGCTGTCCTGGCTCATCTCCTGCCAGAACTGGAACGTCGACTCGGCGCCACGCGGCGTCCGCCGCATGAACCGCGAGACAAAGATATAGTCCTCCGTGCTCATGTCGGCCCGTGGGCTTCTGGCGACGCCCGGGATCGCCCCGTCGAGCAACTGGTTCAGGCGCGGCAAGGTCAAGTCCGATGCTTTCAGCAGGTCACGCCCGATGTTGGCGCCAACGGTCCGGATGAAGTTGTCGACCTTGTACGGGCTGGACCCGAAGGTCGCCGCGAGCATCTTGGAGAACTCCGAGGTGTAGGCGTCCCATTGAAGCTCGGGCGGCATCGACCGCAGCCGCATGGGCAGATCGTCCTTGCGGCGGTCGTACTGCATCTTGCCGCTCCCTGCGTCGAGGGCATCGATGAATGTGTCGGAGACGGCCGTGACCGCGGGGAAAGCCTGCATGGCCGGGGAGACCAGCACCGTCTCGCGCACCGTGCGCATAAACCGGGCCATCGCCGTCGGATCATCCTTGGCAAAGCGGTCGAACGCCGCTTCAAACAGGTTGGAGAAGATCGCCAACTCGAACGGCTTGGGCAGACGCCACCAGCTCCCGCCCAGTTTGACGAACCAATGGGTTGCACCCATCTGAGAATTTGCCAGTTCCTCGTGCTCCGGGTCGTCCCAGTAGTACCCCTTGAGGGCGAGACCGATCAGACCGATCGTCGCCATCTTCAGATAGATCGAGAGGGAAATCGGCAATTGCTCCTTCTCGCCGACCTGCAAAGGATTGCCCTCGGCCGCGCGCACGAAGGGAGTCATGGCATCGCGGATATTGACCATCGAGTCGCGCTCGCCGCTCATCGTGCGCTGCGCGGCGTAGAGCCCTTGCATCTGCGAGCGAAGGAAGGCCACCAGCCGCGAGACATGGATCATCTTCGACCCGGTCATCGAGAAATCCATGACGTCGTGGCTGTTATAGGCAGCCTCGAATAGCGCCTCTTCTTCGGAGTACCCTTCCGTAAGCAGCCGTTGGTAAGTCGCGTCCATATGGCCGACGCGCGACCCGGCCTCGGTCACCTCCATGACCCGGAGCACCTTGGCCCACGTCGTCGGCGCGGCGAAGAACCCCGTCGTGCGCAACTGCGTCACGTCGTTGTTGTGCGACATCGACCCGATCAGGTGCGATTCCACGCCAGACATGCCGGCGAAGTAGTTGTAGCGCTGGGCCACGTCGCTGTTCCTGATGACGTCCAGCGTCCCGTAGAGACCGGTCAAGCCGGGCACGAAGTCGCGCGACAGCATCCAAGTCTGCAACTGGTCGCGGAACCAGTTGACTACGACATAGGCCGGAGATTTGGTGACGCCGGCGCGGAAGGCCTGGGTGAACAGGACTAGACCGTCGAACAGCGGGTTCGTTTCGAACTGATTGCCGACCGACGCGACGACGTTGAACACGTCCTCGCCCAACGTGTGCTTGCCCATCAGGATCGGGACTTTCTTGCCCCCTTCCCACAGATAGACGATGTTCTCGCCGCGCTCGTTGGTTTCCGTCGCCTTGAAGATCGTCACGGCTGCGGTCTCGTCGAACATCTGGTCGAGCGAGTCCCGCATCTGCACGGCTTCCAGCGGCATCAGCGCGCCGGCGGACACCGCATCGTCGACAAGCTTCTGAGCGCTCCCCCGCAACCCGTCCATCTGCGACTCGATGTTGACCCGCATGGCCCGCATGTCGTGCGCCGGGATGCGCTCGGCGATCACGCCCCCGTTCGGGCCGGCCGCGCGCGCGAGCTTGTCGATCGCGCCGATGATCTGGTTCAGAGCGATACGGGACTGCGTCACGTAGACGTCCGCCATCACCGCCTCGATGGGATTGACGAAGTCCCGGGTCGACCCTTTGAACCGGTTGACCAGAGCCCGCTTGTTCTTGCCGCGCGCCATCACCGCGGATACGGACGGGTCGTCCATGATCCGGTTGAGCGGGGCATACCCCTCGCGCGACGTGAACTCCTCCAACTGCTCGTCGGTGAGGAAGCCGTTCTCGTGCTTCCACCGCAACGTCAGGTCGGTGAAGGTGTCGAGCATGGCCGCAGCTTGGCGGAACTGCGGATAGGCCAGCTCGAGATCGTTCTGGGCCTGCCCGTACCCATCGCGGCTCATCAGGTGATCGGGCGGAGCCTCGAGGTCGCCCAGGTCATAGCGCTCCCACTCGTTGTTCAGGCGGCGGGCCACGAGATAGGTCCCGAACCGCTCGATCATCTCGTCGCTCCACAGCGTTTTGTCCCGGCCTCCGAACGCGGCGGCGAGGATATCGGTCATGGCGGGGCCCGTCGGCCGCGACTGCCCCTTCAGCCGCACGCCGTGTTGCAGAACGGTGGTCGCATGATTGCGGCTGTGCACCGCCATCCGCGCCAGCTTGTAGGGGTCATAGAGCGCCTTGACGAACAGTTGCTCTCCCGCCTTCAGAGCCGTGGTGAGGTTGCGCTCCGCTTCCCGCAGCAGGAAGTCCCTGGCCACCTTGATCGGGTGCTTGTCATCCAGCGTGGCCGTGATCAGGGCATAGAGCCTGTCCGCGATGGTCGCGCGCGTACCCTTCTCGGTGATCTCCTGGCGGAGCTCGCTGATCGCGCCCGTCTCGACCTTGGTGGATTTGACGCGGGTCGCCAGCGCGCCGGCCGGCGAGGCTTGCACCAGGGCGGCATAGCCTTGCTGGATCGCCTCCAGGGCTTGCAGCATCTCGGGGGACTGCGCCTCGAGCATGTTGCGGAACGCCCGCGCCGCGCCCGGCGCAGACTGACTCGCGCGTTGGGTGTCGACCATCCACAGCCGGAAGAACTCGGCCCACCCTTCGGATAGAGCATCAGGGCCAGGCGACGCCAAGGGCACGATCTCGGCCGAGAACGCTTGCTTGAGACCCTCGACGTGGTTGCCAAGTTCCGGATGGACCTCGAGCTTGTGCCCGCCCTCGTGGACCAACGTCGGGAAGTCGTTCGGGATTGCAAGCCGAATGACCCCGGTGCGCCTAGAAAACTGCCCATAGAGTTTCGCGCCGAGCTTTCCCATCTGCGCTTTGAGCCCGGGGTTGAGCCGTCCCTGCCGGGTTTCCGTATCGAGCGCCTGGTTCACCATTTTCACGAGATCGGTCAGCCCTGTTTCTGGGCTATCCAGATCGGACCGGGTCGTGTCGCCCATCTTTGGGAGATGGAGCGGGTCCGGCTGTCCAGACCCACCGACCAAGGCCGACTGCTCTTCGCCACCGGCAAGAGCGGCTTGACGCGCCTGCAACTTGGCGGTAAACGACTGGAATTGAGGACCCGTCACCTTACCTTTGGCCTGTCCCCACGCTTCGCGTGCGGCTCTCAGGACGCGGGGGTAGGCATGTGGGTCCTCAACTATTTTGAAAGTGTCAGCACCTCCAAGGTGCTCGATGGCCTTCGCGAGGTTTGTCGCGAGCCCCGCCTTGCTGATCGCATACGACGTCGTGGCGAGGTAGGGCCCGTCAGGACTTGGCGTGGTCGCGATCCCAATCAGGAACCACTGGCCGGTTGCATCCTGCCAGTAGATGTTGCGGTTTCGTTGCTTGCGATCATCTTCATACAGCACCGAGAACTCGGCATTGTTGAGTATGGCGTCCATGATCGCGCGCGTCGAATCGAGGGTCTCGTACGCGGGATGGTTCCCGCTCTGCACCGTCTTCCGCACCCGCTTGTCGAAGATGTACTTCGGCTGCAGGTCGAGTTTTGCGCCGACCGGCAGCCCGGTGACCTGCGCCAGCCGCGCATCGATGGTGACCGGCGCCGTGATATCGACGCCAGACCGAGCCGACGGCCGCGGCTTGGCTGCTTCGGCCGCACGGCGTGCCGCCGCCGCCTGCTGCATGCCGGCGCTCGCCGACAAGGTGCGCTTCTTCTCCGGCGGGTTGACCTGCGTCATCGCCTCTTTGATGCGCTCAACGGCGAACGCGGTATCGGGGATCAATCCCTCCAACCGCTTCAGGTCGGCGAGATCCCTAGCCTGATCCGGCGAGGACCCGGCCTGCTCTGCTGCCTCCCGCATCTGCCGAATGCTATCGGCGGGCAGATACAGATCGTCGAAGGCGGGCCCGCCGGCGACGTGGAACCGAACTTGATCGGGATCGGACTGCTGAAGGGCTTGATACTGCGCCGAGGTGAGGATGCCGCTGGACAGCGTGGGCCCGCCCAGATCCTCGGTGACGGACTCCAGAAGCTTAGTGGTTATCCCTTTGCCCCGGCTATCACGGTGCACTTGGACGCCGGCGACCGCCCACATGCCGGGCTCGCGCTCGACCAGAACCACGTTCGCAACCGGCTTGTCGTTACGGCTGATCGCGTACCGACGGATGCCCAGTCCCTGATCGTCGACGCGACTGGTCAGCGTGCCGTCGTGGTCGCGCATGTCGAACGGCCGAGTGGTCGGGGCCGGCCTGGTGTTGTCGCCGTCGTCCAGAGCGAACATCGGCATATCGACGCCTTTGATCTTCGCCCGGGCTGCTGGCGACAGGCGAGTGGCCCACACCGTGTAGGGCTTCTCGTTGCGCGGCGCCCCCATCGCCTTGGGTAGTTCAACTTGCTCGAGCACGATGGTCGAGTCGCCCGTGACCCGCCGCAACTCCTTCTCGAGGCGCGGTTTCAGTTGGGTGTCGTAGAAGTGCGCCGCCTTCGGGTTGTTCTGGATCCGCGCCGTCGTGGCGCTGGTCGAGATGGCGATGGACTCGGCCTTCACCTGACGCGCCAGCAGGATTAGATCCTGCACCATCTTGCGGACGTAGACGTCATAGATCGGCGTTTCGAACGTCACGTCCGGTTCTTCGTCGCCATATTTTTCGAGGGCGTCTTTGCCGAGCAGACGTGCATTCTCTATGGCGAATTGCGAGAACTGCGCCACGGCCTCGGCGTGCTCGGGGTGCGCAACCGCATAGGCGTCAAGGTCAGGCAGGTTTGGCTCCGCGAGAGGAGCACCCATCAGATATCTGCGCCACGGCCGGTAGACTTCTTCACCCTTCCATTGACCGTTACCATCCGGCCGCAGGACTGCGACCCGCAACAGACCAAGGGCTTGCGGCAAAGCCTCCTGATAGGCGTCGCGGTCCACCTTCCACGCCGCATACTCGTCTTTGGTCATGCGCGGGCGCGATCCCGTGTTGGCGCCCTGGAAATAGTCCGACTGCCCCTCTTCTCCGATGACGGTGTTGCCGAGATCAGGGAGATCACGAACCGACCCGCGCCACGATGAGAACGTCGCCGGGAGCTGTTCGTCCCAATGGTAGCTTTCGAACTTGCCCGGCAAGAACTCATCGCCGCCGCGCAGCTTCTTTGGCCAGCCCAGAAGCCTCTCGAAATACTTGCCACGCCCGGGGATGCGCGGGCCATTGAAGGCGCGCGTTCCGCCCATGTCGCCGTACCCGCCCGGGCGCTCCGGGTTGTACCAAGACATCCGCCGCCGGAAATCGAACGACCGCTCGGCGATGGCCTGGGCCATCTCGAAGGGGGTGACGGGAACGCTCCGCCGGGTCGGGGTGTCGCCGAACTTATCTTGAATTTGGAAGTGGTTGATCTCGGCGGCCGTCACGCCTTCCTTGCGCAGCCAGTTGATGACGGCCTGCCCACCTTGGTCGAACAGGGCCGGCGGCACGTCCTCGAGCTTGCGTGCCGCGAGGGAATAGAACCCGGACTTCTGTGTCGCGCCGATGTTCTCGGGGTCGGGCCGACGGTTGCGCGGCGTCGGGGGCGCGGTGGTGCTGTTGATCCACAAGAGGTTTTCCACGCCCGGGCGCCCCGAACTCAACCAAGACTCGATGATCTGCTTGGCTGGCGCCGTGAGTTCCGTGAGGCGCGGGTCCTCCGACCGCTCGGGAATGCCCTGGCCCTGAACCTCCTCGCCGTCTGCCTTCCTCTTCAGATCGGCGACATACCCCGAGACCATGTCATAGGGGTCATCGATCAGGTCTTGAACCGTAACGTCGGCTTGCCACCAGAACGAGTTGGCCAGGATCTCGTGCATGTCCCGACGCGCCTGGACCAGTGTATCCCACGGAGCAGTTTGCACTGGGATGGCACTGATCTCACGAAGCCGGTCGGCGGCTTTCTTGCGGTCCGTTGGGTTGCTGCGGCTATCCCCCCAACGGTCCTTGAACGGCATCAGCCGATTGGAACCCTTCGGCACGTAGTCCGGGCGGTCGTCGAGCGCCGACCACATTTCCGAGAGGGCAGAGACGTGCGCGGCATCGCTACGCGCGACCTTGTAGACGGGTGGCGTCTCGCGCTGGGGTGCGATGCGATTGGCGATCTCGCCCTTGCGCATGCGGTTGAAGACGGCGTCGGCCGACGTCGCCATCTCCTCGATCTTGCGCGCGCCGGCCTCAAGCCTGGTCAGGCCGTGACGCTCGAGAACATCGGCAATCGCCTTCAGAAGGTCGGCGAGCCTCTGGAGAAGAGCGTCGACGGTCGCGCCGAACCGTGCCTGCTGGGGACCAGCGAACCGCTCGGCCAAGTGTGCGACGTACTCCTGCTCGATCCGTTCCTTGACGTAGGCGTCGATCTGGTAGGTGCGCAGACCCATCCGGAGCGCCTGACTCGTGTACTCAGCGACGTAGCGCGCGCGCTTGCCGGAGTCCTTCATCTCTTGGACGACATCGAGCTTTTCAGCGCGTGCCACGAGCGTCGCCCATTCGACGTCCGAGAACGCCCCGATCCGGCGCAGAAGGTGCACCGCTTCGTGCCAGCCCGTCTGCACCATACGACCTTGGCCATAGGCCATCGCCAGTTCGATCAAGGCTCGGTCCGGGCGGAACCGACCGTACTGCTCGGCGCCCGATTTGGTGAACAGCCGATGCGCTGCGGTAATCGAAGCGTGGTCGCCGATGATCGGCTTGAGCACCGCCACGACCGCGTCGAACATCTCCTGATAGGCTTGCTGGCCCTGCGGCGTCGGACGGAGGTTGCCGGGGGCGACCTTGGATTGCGGGCCGGCGACTTCCTGGCGCTGAGCTTGGAGATCAGCCGGGAGGGTGAAGTTCATCATCCCGCCGCGACTACGGCCGAGTTCGCCCATGCGCTCGATCGGCACGTCGACGGCGTACACCTTCCCGCCGAGGCCGGCGAAGCCCTTCGCCCGATCAAAGGACCGCGTGTAATGGACGCCAAGCCCGCCTTCGGCATTGGCGGGTTCGCCACGATAAAGGCGTACAGCGTTCTCGACGGGAGTGCCCGTCTCTGTCCGGCCAGCGATCGCGAACATCGCTTGGCCTTCCGCCTCGACCGACTGCTTCAGCTTGTCGGTCAGGGGGAACAAGGTGAACCCCTTGCCGGCCGGACCCTTGGTCGGGGTGTCGAGGGTGTCGATCCGCTGCGGGGCGATCGACTTGTCGAAGCCCTGGAGGATCTTGCGGAGGTTCTTCGGGACGATGTCGTTGTAGAAGCCCCGCATACCGTCAAGATCGCCCGGATTATACGACAGCACCGTCTCTCCACTCGGGACCGCGATGTAGTCGGCATCCGCTTCGACTGCCTGGGTAATCGCACGACGGAGAGTTGTCGTCGTCCACTGGTCTGTGGTGTTGACGAGGGGGTTGCCGGGGGTGGCGGCCTTCGCCGTCCGCAACTCCGCATCCATCAACTGCAGCGGCGAAACGAGCTTGTCGATCTCAAGCCGGTACTCTGACGCCTTCTCGCGTGCATCACCCGGTTTTGTCGGGTCGGCCGCAAGCTCTTGCAGGTACCTCGTGACGTTCGGCACCGTCACCTTGGGAAACGCGCCGCCATACACCTGCTGCACAAGCTGTGATGGCTCTCCAAGGATATAGGCATCGGCCAATGCGGTCTGATCGGAGAGCCGCTTCTCCAACTCCGCGATCTTCGCCTCGTCCCTGACGCCCCCATCCCGGAGCTTCTGGCCCCAGTCGGATTGGATCTGGTCTATCGTGTAGACCGGACGACCTTGGTGAGACGTCATAGACGTCATCATGTGGCCGACTATGTTGGGCTCGGGGAAGTGGCCGGAGCGGAAGTTGTCCCATTCTCCACTCTTGCCGAGCATGTTCTGCACGGCTTCAAAATCTGCCCATGTGTGCGGACCACCGCTGCCAACGCCTTCTTCGCGCATCTGCTTCATTCTGGCGCGAATGGCATCATCGCCAAATTCAGGCAGATGTATCACCGTCTCCCTATAGGTTGGGTTGGACGGGTCGAGGGAGTAGGCGTTCCATTTGGTGGGCTCGAAAGCCGGCAGCGCATTCTTGCGTGCTTTCAACGCGTCAAACTGCCGGTCGATCTCAAGGACGCGCGGGTCGGCGCGCTCCTCTGGCGAGTTGATCCCTAGCCCGCGCGCCCGGTATTCATCAGTGATGAGCCGGAGGGCTTGCCGCAGAGCCTCCTCCTCTTGCCCGATCTGCGCGCGTTCTGGCGTGACACCATACGTGCGCTCCTGCATCTGCACCCTATTCTCCCCCGCCACCCGCGCGAGGTCTGAGACTGGGACGGCTTTGCTCGGGTCGACGCGAATGTACTCGCGCCCGTTGGTTGTCGTAAACGATAGCCCGTCATGCCCGGCCGCTGACGCCGCCTTGATGAGTTCGCCCATCGTGGTGGACATGGGCAGTCCCAACTGCTGCTTCGCCTCGACCCAATTCTTGGTGGTCAGCAGATTGTTGAACGTGACGCTCTCAGACGTTACCGAGCCGTCTTCGCCGGCGTACATGCGCGCAACGCCCTCGTCGGGCGACATGAACAGCGCGCCGCCCTCGGTCCCCTTGGTCGACTTAGGGTCGCGCCCTTTCTGCACGCCACGGTAAAGCGTCACCGTCTCCGTTGCGCCCTTGGGCATCAAGAGATCAAGCAGCCCACGAGCTTCAAGTTCCGACGCCTTCACGCCGCGCTGCTGGAGCGTCTGTGCGGTGACCTTATCCTTCGGCCTGAACCCGCCGAGGACTTCGTCGAGCTTGGAATAGAACCCCAGCGCATCAAACTGCCGGCGCATAGTCCGACCGGTCGCTTGGTCCTGCTCTAACGTGACCGAACTAGCTTGGTCGTCGACAAGGGAGGAGAGGATTTCGGAGGGCCGCAGCGCCGCGAACGTCGTCGCTTCCTGATCGCCGAGTCCTTCCTCCTCAAGCAACGTCGCCAAACGATCGTTCAAATCTTGCTCGACATACGAATCGGAGGCGCGCAGTCCTGGCGCCCCGGCTGCATCGGGGTGGAAGAAGTCGAGCGCGCTGCGCACCCGAGAGGAGTCCCAGAAGAAAGCGGAGTCCTTGCCGATCCCCTGCGCGGTGTCCCTGTAGATCACCCCGTCGTAGCCCAGACGGTCCAGTTCCGCTGACAGATCCCGCGAGAACCGGTGGTTCACCGTTCCGGGTTGGCTGGTGACGTACTGGCCGTTCTTGAGGATCCACCCCGCCACGAAGCGCTTCAGGGCCTCCGGGCCGTCGAAGTCCGGATGCTTCATGCCCGCGATCCACGCCATCGGCTGATGCCAATGGCCGTAGTTCAGGCTGGTGACGTGCGGCATCCGCAGCATCTTCTCCGCGCGAACGCGCAGAGGCGTGACGGAGGGGTTCGGGGACTCCGACAGCTTGCCGGCGCCCAGCCATTGGTAGAGACGGTCCAGCAGGGCCGTGGGGTGCAGGACGCGGGCATTGGCGCCATGCGGCTGGCCGAGAGACACATGGAACCCGAACGCGCCGGTCGAGCGGTAGGGGTCGATCGTCTCGAGCGTTCCAAGGCGGGCGCCGTGGAAGGCTTCGACCGTGAACGCCTGCGCACGCGCGCGCGAGTCTACGGCATCACGTTTCAGTTCATCGGCGAGGAAGGCTTCGAACGCGGCAGCCCGGGCTGCGGGGTCTGCGAGGACTTGGCTGATTGCAGCGCGCTCTGCGCCTCCTTCAACAGTCCCTTGCGGTCCGGATGTCCCTTCGGCAGCTTCTCCGCCTTGGCGATCAGCCCCGACGCCAGCGCCAATATCGCGCCCTTCTGCTCTGCCATTCTCAATCTCCCTCAACAGCGCCGCTTTGAGTTGAGCCCGGCGCGTGGTCTCTTTGTAGAGCTTTTCCTTCAGACCCACAAACGGCGTACCGTCGTCGCCCTGTTGGGGCCCCTGCATCGCGGCGCCCATGCCGGAGACGAGCGACGACAGCACTTCGCCCTCGTCGGGCTTCGCCTGCACTGGTGCTTCTTTCTGGGGCTTCAGTTCCTTGGTCAACTGCTCGAGACGGGCTTTCACCTCGGCCAATCGCAGCGCACGCAAGAACGGGGTGGGGGTCGACTGCTTTTCAAGTCGGACCAGATCCTCCCGCTTGTTCGCGAGCGTCTGCTCCGTGTGCTTCACCAGTCCCGGCACGCCGACCACGATGTTGGTGATCTGACTCACGAGGCCGATGGGATCGGACTCGGCCGCGATCAGGCGGTCGTAGCCCGGCTGAATGTAGGTCGCCTCGCCACGAAGTTCGAACTGGAACGCCGCGCCGTTGTCGACCTTGCGGGCGCGCGCAATCACCGGGAACCCCGAGATCGAACCGACCTCGATGTCGAGCGGCGCGCTCGTCCAATGCCGGCCCATGGCGCGCAGGATCTCGGCGCGGATCGCCTCGCCGGCTTCTTTCCGATCTGTGACGTCGCCCTGCTTGGTGGTCGTGTCGAGGCGCATGGCGAACTTGTCGCCCCGGACGTCTTGAACCTTCGGAGCATCCGCTTGGTAGGCGGTCATCACCTTTTCCAGGCGCGCAATGTCGCCCTTCGTGTTGGCGGCTTCGCGCTGCGCGGCGAGGTAGGAGCGCTCATGGCCGCGCTTCGCGGCGTCGAGGGTGCGCTCCTCCTTTTGCAACTGGGCCAATTCCAGAATACGCGGGTCGCCGGTTGCCGCCGCGCGCAGTTCCGCAGCTTCCGGCAAGGGGCTGTCGATATCCTCCATCGTCCGGACGCCTCGAGCACCGGCCCGGAACTTCGCGTCGTTCTCGGCTTTTCCCTCCAGCAGGTTCCACGTCAGCACGTCGGCCGAGGTCGCCGTGATGTAGCGGTAGATCTCGACCTCTTTGTTCTCGTTGCCCTGCCGGATGATGCGGCCGTCGCGCTGCACCAAGTCGGCCGGGTTGTACGGGGCATCAAGGTGATGCGCGGCAATGAGGTAGCGCTGGCCGTTGGTGCCCACACCCATCTTGGCGGAGGAGCCCAACAGAATGCGAACCTTGCCCTCGCGGACAGCCTTGAACAGCTTCGCCTTCTGCAGATCGTCCTTGGCGTCGTAGATGGTGGCGATCTCGTTGCGGGGGATACCAGACGCCACGAGCCGATCGATGATGTCCGGATAGAGATCGGACCGGCCGCGCGTCAGCTCCTCGATCTCGGCCGCGGCGTCCTCGTCGGAGTCGGTCTCCTCCTGGCCGGCCAGCTTGCCCCGGATCTTCTCAATCTGGTTTTCGTCGTCGACGTCCTCGTCCTGCTCGACCTTCGGCTTTTTCTTTCGGGTGTTCGGGACGCCCATGTCGAGCCAGATGATCTGCGCCAGCGCCGGCTTCTTGCCCTCGCGGTAAATCCGGGCGACGTTCTCCAGCATCTTGCCGATCTTGCCGTTCGGATTGAACGGCGCATCGGGATCGAGCAACCGCGCGTCGGTCGCCAACTGGCGCATGCGCGTATACAGCGATAGGTGGTTCGGCTCGCCTTTCTTGACGGGGCCCTTGAGCTTGGCGATTTGCTCGATGAGCGCCTTGTTCCTTGCAGCCTCCTCGGCTGTGAAGGTGGCGTCGACCTTTTTGACCCCGCCGCCCTTCACGTTCGGGCGGACGATGCCGACGTCCTCGGCCGACCTGGTGTCCGCGATCCGAGAATAGATCGCCTGGAGTTCCGGCACGTTGACGAACGTCGCCGACGTGACGTCCTCGAGCTTGCCGTTGGGCTTGGTTTCCAGCCGGACGCGGACGTTGCCGAACGTCGCGAACCACGAGTCGAACCGCTCGATCCCGTACTCACGGAGCGTGTCGAGTTGCAGGTAGCGTTGGATCGTATAGACCTCGGCCATCGACCGGGACATCGGCGTGCCCGTCGCGAACACGGCCGACCGCCCGGGACGCGACTTCTCGAGATGCCGGATCTTCAGGAACAGATCGGTGGCGCGCTGCGATCCCTTGACGCCCAGGCCTTTGAGGTTGTGGCGCGAGGTGTAGTCGAGGTTCTTGAAGGTGTGCGACTCGTCGGTGATAAGGAGGTCGACACCAAGTTCCTCGAACGTGACGCCCGTGTCCTTTCGCTCCTGGGCCAGCAGTTTGGCCAGCTTCTTCTCGATCTGCTTTTTCTTCCGCTCGATATTCTTGACGGTCGGGTCGCGCGACGGCTTGCTCTTCACTCCCTCCTTACCGATGTCGTCGAAGTCGGATTCGTTCGCCACTTCCTTGGCTTGGCGCTTCGCGTCCAGCCACGCCTCGAGGATCTCGGCCTTTTCCTCGTTGATGAAATCGATGTACGCCTGCTGCTGCATCGGCAGGCGGCCGAACGCGGAATGCGTGATGATGATCGCATCCCACTTGTCGGCGGCGATCCGGGCGGCGAACGCCTTCCGGTTCTTCGCCTCCATGTACTTCTCTTCGGCGACGAGGATCTTGGCGTTCGGGTAGGCTTGCAGGAACTCGCGGCTGAACTGCTCCAGCATGTGGTTCGGGATCTGGATCAGTGGACGCTGGGCCATGCCGAGGCGCTTCGCCTCCATGGCAATGGCCACCATCGTGAAGGTCTTACCCAGGCCGACTGCGTGGTCCAGCAGGGTGTTCCCGAGGGTCAGGAACCGCCACACAGCGTTCTTCTGGTGCGGCCGGAGGGCAAACGGCACGATCTGCCCCTGTGCGTTGGTGATCGACGTCGCCATGCCGGGGAAGGTCAGATGCGACCCGTCGACGTCGGTCTTCACGAGGCGGTTGAACTTGTTGTTGTAGAGCGCTTCGAGACGTTCGGCCCGCGCGTTGTCCTCGTACACCCAGCCTGGGATGCCGGACGTCTGATCGCCGGAGAATGTCTCTGCGATCAGCTTGGCCTTGATGGCCGCCTGCTCGGTCGCCTGAGTGTTCAGGACTTGCCCGCCGTCTTCGTCTTTGTCGAAGACGCGAACCGGCTTGTTGTTCAGGGCCGCCATGACGAGTTCGACGGCGGACACGCGATCGGTTCCGAACGCCGCCTGGGCGGCCGGGGTCGAATAGGGCGTCGTGCGGGTCGCCCAGATCCACATCGAGGAGATCGGCTCGAACTTCACTTCGGCATCGCGCAGTCCGATGACCTTGGCCAGAAACTCGTTGTAGACGTCATTCGGAACCCACGACGTCCCGAACGGCGCGGCGATGTCGACACGCGACAAGGGGGCGGGTTGCGCGGCTTCCAGAGCCGCCACGTTGCGCTGATAGGCGGGTTCGGCCTTGGCGGCTTCGCGCGCCTGCTCGAGCTTCGTGACGACGTCGCCGGACAGGTAGAGTTCCGCCAGTTCCCATTTTTCGCCGTTGGGGTTGCGGTAGATCCGGTCGCCGATCTCAGCGGCGGCAGCGTCTTCCGACACCTTGAGCATGCCCGCGATGCGGGCCATATCGACGCCGCCGGTTTCGTTGAGCGAGACCGCCAGCGCGTCCGCCGACCCGCGCACGTCGGGACGCGTGGACGGGGCCAGAATATCGGCCGTGAAGATCGCGCGCTTGGTGGCGACCCCGGTCTCGGAATCGAAGTTCTCAATCGCGGCGACCTTGTAGGAATCCGGATCGTCGGAGAAATCTTTGAGGTTCGGCCGGCTGACCGTGGTGGTCGGCGTCTCTTCGCCCGTCGCCTTGTTCTTGGTGACCCGGACGGTGACGGTTTCCTTGTTGATCGGGCCGAACTCTTTGACGAAGGCGTCGTAGGCTTTGTTCAGTTTCTTGCGCAGCGCCGCGCCGTCGGCCGCCTTGCCTTGCGCCTGACCACCGAGCAACTGGTTCACCACGTCGCGGACGTCGACCAGCAGGCAGAGGCGCTTCAGCGCCTTGCCGGCGAACTTCTGCGGCACGGCTTCGCCAGTCACGTTCTGGAAAAGCTTCCCGTCCTTGAAATAAAACGATCCTTCCTTGATGCCGGCCTGGGCGAGGTCGGTCGTCTTGGTGATGTCCTCGAGGGTTTCGCCGCGGCGCACGAAGACGTCGGCCGGCATCTTTTTCGCCGCCTCGGCAATGCGCTGCCCAAGGTTCTCGGACGTACCGGCGAGCACGGGCGACGCGTCCCGGTACATCGTGCCGGTCAACCGCATTTCGCCCAGCATCATGTCGGGGCGGGCGGCGAAGTAGGCGTTGATGGACGTCGGGCCATCGGGAGTCTGGACCTCCTGAGTCTTCAGGAACTCCGCCGTCTCCGGGCGACGCTCCTCCCCCTGAAGCCGCTTGCGCAGGAAGATGATATCCGTGGTGACGTCCGTCCCAGCATTGCCGGCGAAAGCGCCGGACCGACCGCCGGGGAGGCGAATGGCACCGACCAGGTCAGCCCTATCGGCGATCAGCCGGCGCGCGCTGTCGTTCGTCTTGTCCATGGTCCCCGAGGACGTGATGAACGCGACGAGCCCGCCCGGGCGCACCTTGTCCAAGCCCTTCGCGAAAAAGTAGTCATGGATCAGGAGCTTAGAATACTTCCGGTCCGTCAGCGTGTAGTTGCCGAACGGCACGTTGGAGATGGCCAGATCGAAGAAATTGTCGGGGAACTGGACTTTTTCGAACCCGTCGATCCGAACGTCGGAGCCCTCATAGAGGTACTTGGCAATCGCGCCCGTGAGCTTGTCGAGTTCGACCGCTGTCCAGTCCGTGACGGTGGCGAGTTTCGCGGGGGTCAGCCCTATGAAGTGTCCCACGCCGGCCGACGGCTCGAGCGCCCGCCCCCCGGTGAAGCCCAGGTGCTGCATGCCCTGCCACATGCCATCGATCACCTCTTTCGAGGTGTAGTGGGCATTGAGCGTCGATGCCTTCGCGGCGTTGTATTCGTCGGCCGTGAGAAGATCGGTGATCTCCTGGCGTTCCTTCGCCCACTTCTTCGCGTTGTCGGAATACCTGTTGTCATCGAACACGGCTTGCGCGAACGCGCCCCAGCCGACGTACTTGACGAGAATAGCTTTTTCTTCGGCGGTGGGCTTGCGCTCGGGCTGCTCTTGCAGTTCCTTCAAGAGACGGATGGCCGCAATGTTGGCGCGGACCTTCTCTTTGGCGCCGCCTTCACCGATCGCGTCGAGTTCGGTGATCCGGTAGTTCTGCCGCCGGCGGGCCTGACGTTCCTTGTCTGCCTGCTCCTTTGCCGCCTTCAGGTCCGCATCGGTGGCACGGTCAGAACTTCCGCTTGCACGATCTCGGCCACCACTAGCGGGATCTGCTTCAGCTTCTCCGCCGTCTCCTCGAAGCTTCCGTCTGCCCCGACCGCTTGCCGGTGCATCTGCGTCCGCAGGTCGCTCTCCATCTCGAGCGCTTCCAGCGCCGTCGCCTCCAGATGGTTGGCCAGCGTCCCCGCCTTCTCCATCTTTTTGTAGACCTTCGGGAAGGACTCCATCAGGAATCGCTCCCTGAACTTCACGTACCCGGTTACGGCGCGCTGCTCTTCTGCGGTCAGTTGCATTGTCTTCCAAGTCCCTCGTGATGACGGCCGCGTTGTTGCCGATCGCGGCGGCCTCGGTCTCCAATTGACCGCGTTTCACGAACTCGGCCTCGATGGCCTCGATCTGCTTGGCTTTGGTCCTCGCAGATTTGGCCTGACCGTAGATCCACGATACCGCGTCCAGATCGGCCTTGGTCAGCTTCGGCAGGATCTTTTTGAGATCATAGAACAGCTTGCCGTCGGTGCCAATCTTCTCCAAGGCTACGGCGTGCTTGCGGGCAACGTCGGAGACGGGCTGTCCGTAGGTGGCGGCGAGGCTGTTGACGAGGGACTCGGGGACCCCGACCGGGGAGACCTGCTCTCGCGCAGCGGGTTCGCGGGGAGACTCTGTTGTGGAGGGGGTGGACTCCGCTGGCGACGGGACAGAAGTCTCCGGCGTTGGCTCGGCCTCTGCCTCCTCCATAGCGGGAGGCTGCTCAGCGGGCGCCCTGGGCGGCTCTGGCGCTGCTGACGAATCTCCAAGTGCGCGCCGCAATTCCCACGGTGAGGGGTTATGGGCGCCCAACTCAAAGTAGCTCATCACGTGAAAGTGCTTCCCTTCCTCCCCATTCTGGACAATTTGAAAAGCAAGCTCACCGCTATCATCTCGATAGAGGACGATGGTTTTCTTCCCATCGCGCTCGGTAACACGAACGGTGTATGTATCCTCCATGCCCGGATCATGCACCTTATCGCCCGTCCGCAGACCATCGGCGGCGGCGGCCCAGCCGTCGCGTTTAGTTTGCTCGGCGGGCGATAGGTTCTGCGGCGTAAAGACGCCGACTGTGAACGGATTGGGAGACTTTGCTGTCACCGCTTGTTTGGCCGGTTCCGGGCGGGGCTTAGCGGCCTCCAGGGCGTCATCGATGATGCGCAGTGTCCCCTCGCCCAGTGCCGCCTCGATCTGATCCAGAATATCCGCGCGCGCCGTGATCAGGTCTTGCAGGACCGGAACGAGGGCAGTCCGGACAGCCTCATCCTCCGACTGTCCATCGGCCAGCGCCTGCTGGTAGGCCGCCGTGATCGCAGCATGATCTTCCTGTGCCAGGAAGCGTTTGGTCTGCGAGAGGCATTTAGCCAACGATGCCATGCGTTTTCGTTCCTGTGGTTTTCGCGAGGAAAGCGGTGACGACGGTCATGACGAAGAGATCGTCTTCGGCGATGTCGATCTGGGGGATCTGAGCGATCTGAGCGATCTGAGCGGGCTTTGCCCGCTTGGTCTTGCCGCGGATAACGGTTGCGACCGCGTGCAGTCCGGTCCGGCCGATCGCCGAAGCCCGGGGCGTAACGAGGCGGTAGGGCTGCGCCAGCCGGTCCGTGACGTCTGGGGAGCCACCAAGGGCCGGTTGCGTGACGACCTGCGCGGCGGTGGTCAGCGCCGCAGAGAGACTGGCCGACCCGGACAGGGTGGCCGTGATGTCGTTCGCTGCGCCGGTCGACGTCAGGTCGGCGGTGAGGGACGCCGACGCCGTGATGTTGGCCGCGATTGCGCCAGCGGCAACCTCGCCCGTCGCCCAGTACCGCCCCGCAAAGTAGCGAGGCGGGAAATAGCGCGGGGGGTTCTGGGCCACGTCAGTCCGTCAGATCGTAGACCAGGGCGGTGCGGTTCCCGTCACCGTCAACGGTCGCCGTGATCCGGGTCTTGTCATCGGCCAGGGCGCTGGCGATCGTGATCGTGGTTGTGGCCGCGCCCGCGACCTTGCCCGCCGTCGCCGCCGCGATCAGGCGCGGGGCGTTGCGGACGGAGAGGCTGCTCTCGACGTCCTCGGCATCGAGGATCTGCGCCGCGAGCGATTGCGGGGACAACTCCGCGAACGGGGTGATAGCCGCCGCGAGCGTGCCGGTGGCGTACCGCGTGGCCGTGACGGCGCCGGTCCCGGTCAGGGCCGCGATCATGAACCCCTTGGCTTCGATGGTCGACGTGACCGTGGCCACGCCGGCCGACGTGCCTGTTCCCAGCAGCGCGGCGAGGACCGTGGCGGACACCGCTCCAGTCCCGGCCAGGGCCGCAGCGCCAGAGACGACGAGCTGCCCCGTTGCCGTCAGCGTGCCGGTGCCCATCAACGGTGCCTCGGCGTTCGTGTTCGTCCTGCGTCTCGGGCTCCGCCGTGTGCAGCGACAGATACCGAGGGCTCTTGACCCACCCGGGCACCTCGCCGATCAGGATCAAAGCAAGGATCTCGTTGGCGGTCTGCGCTCCTTTAGGCATGCGGAACCGGATGCGCGGTGATGGCTTTGATGAGACCCTTGTCGTCGCGCTCGACCTAGAACCGGAAGGACGTGGTCTTGTCCTTGTTCTTGGCGAGGGCCTCCGCGATGCAACCGGCCATCTCGGCCTGCGTCATCGGCTTGGGCTCGGGCGGCTTCGGAGGCTCCGGCTTCTTCGCGACGCTGGCGCCTTTTTTCTCGAGCCGCTTCAGGCTCGTTGCGTTGATCCTCATGCGGCCAAGCACCTCATCAGGGCAGAGAGACCTTTCAGGCGCCGATCCACAAGGGTCAGGGCTTGGGCGGCCGGCATGGTAACCGGGGTGGACGCCGTCGTGCCGTCGTCTCCCTCGACGTCCATCTCGAGGCTGACGTCGACGTCTTCAAAAGCGGCCAGGAGATCCGAGGAGATCGGAGACGGCGAGAGGATGGCAGGGCCGCCGGCGCGCGTGATGTCGGCATCGGAGATCCCATACGACCGCAGAGCGGTGAGCATCGGGTTCTCGGGCGCCGCAACAACCGGCTCCGCCGGGACAGGAACAGGGGCGGAGACGGGGGCTGCGTCTGCTGTGGGGGTGGCAGTAGGCTGCCCACCGACTCTGGCATCAATGGCCTGCCGTAGCGCCTGCAGTTCTTCGCCGGCCGTAGCTACGTTTGGGCGGGAAAGACCGAGAGCGGCGGCGTACTCGCGAAGCTTGAAAAGGTTGTCGCGCCATCCGTCTCGCGGGACGTAGGCTTTCGGCGTCGGCACCAAGTCCGCGTCGTCCGCCGCATTGGCTGCGGCTTCCATCCGCCCCCATTGCGCCGCACGACGCGGACCTGCCGGCCCTTTCGTCATGCGAACGCCGTCTTGCGATACGCTGAAGACGTAGGTGTGGATCTTGGGCTTGAACTCGATGCGGTACTTCCGACCATCGGGCAAGGCTACGTCCGGACCGATGTCCGCTGTGCTGGCGGTCAGTTCCGTAATGAATGCCTCGCGCGTCATCTGGCGCGGATTCGTCCCCTCGACAATCTCCTCAATGGTCTTCTCGGGCGCATGCACGCCGTCGTTCTTGGACAGCCGACGCACCGTGTTCGCGACCACTTCCAGAGCCGCCGAGGCTTCGGCCGGGGTATCTATGGCCCCGTCGACGCCGGGGACCTGGTCGGCGATGGGGGCTGGGATCTGCGCGAGGAGCGGTCCAGCAACCTGCTGCACCAGTTCAACCGCGTCCGCGTCGACGTGGCGGGCCACGGCCCTGACCTGGTCGACGACAGCCGTCACGGCGGTGTCGACGGCCACCGTCTGCACTGTCTCGGAGATCGGCTTGCCGGCCAGCGCGTCCTCGACCGTCTGCTCGATCAGGTCGCGCGCCGCGTTGGAAAGCTTTGAGTCCTCATTCTGAGACGCGAGATCGAAGGCCAGTTGCCCTTGCACGATACGGGCGAGCAACTGCGCGCGGTTGCGGGCGCGCTCGAGACGCGCCACGCCGCCATAGGCTGCTTTCAATTCGTCGTCGGGGTGGACGTTGAGGTTGTCGACGAAGCGACGGATGCCAATGGGGTCCCCCTCGGCCAGAGTTTCGCCGAACCGGCCGGGCCGCAGAGTCCCAAGAGAGTCCCGGGCGAGGTCCGCCAGCTCTGCGCGGCGAGACTCCGTGATCTTGGTGGGGTCGACCGGGGGGAGACTCTGCTCGCCCATGGAGAGGCGCGGCGTACCCTCGCTGTCGATGCGCACAAGTCCGGCGCGCTGGCCGGCCTGACGAGCGGCCTCCGGCCAGTCCGCGGCCGGGGTGCGGGCGGCATGGAGTTGACGGGCCTCATCAAGCGCGGGGTCGAACAGGTCAAGCTGGTTGTCCAGCATCTCCTGGCGCGCGGTCTCGAGGGCGCCGATGGTGCGCTCAAGGTCGTCCAGTTCGTTGAGGACCGCGCGGCGCTCGTTCTCCAACGCCATCCGCTTCTTTGGCGTGGGGCGGGAGGAGAGCGAGACCTCGATCGTCTGCGCCTGGTTGTTCAGAATGGCCTGCTGCGCCTTCAAGGCCGAGAGCCCGAGGTCGACGTCGCTGAAAGCGGGGACGGACTTCAGGGTCAGCGACCCATCTGGTCCTTCATCGAGGCTTTCGCGCAGACGCTCCAGGGCGGCTTGCCCCTCGGCCATCCGTCGCGTCTTCTCGACTTCGGCGACCCGGGGATCACTGGCGGGCTGGCTCGTTGCGGTGGGCAGATTGTCCGGTTGGATGTCCGGATTATTTGCCGCTTGATCTGCCCGTGCCGGCTGGGCTTGGGCCGGAGTCGGTGCCGCTACATTTGCCGGTTGGTTGACCGGTTGTCCGCCGGTCTGAAGCGCCGTCGCGACCGCCGCCTGCTCCTGCGGCGACATGCGGTTCCATGTGTCCTTGCCGGTGAGGGCAACCGCGATCTGCTGGAACGCGGCGCGATCCGGATAGCCTTGATCGTCTCGCGGCAAATGCGGGATGATGTCGGTCTGCCACGACAGCGGCGGCGGGGCCGGCGGCGGCGGGGTGTATCCGAGCTGCGCGGCGACGGCGAGCTTCTCGTCGGGGGTGAGGCGGTTCCACTCCCGCTTGCCGGTCAGTTGCTCGGCGACATCCTTGACGACCTTGCGCTGGCTCTTGTCAGGGCCAACGAGATCGGCAAACGAGGGGATGCTGGGATCTTGGGGCTGTGCGGGGTTGATGGGCTGGGCACTGCCGGCGACATCCGTCGAGAACTCGGGCCGCTCCATGGGAGCGGGGTAGGAGGTGTCGGGGACGACGTTGAACCCGGGCTCTTCCGGTTCGGGCGGGGCGGCGCCCGTCGCCGGAGCGGGTCCAGGCTGGCCGGGGGCGGGCGACGCGCCGCCCGGCGCGCGCGGGTCGGTTTTCGCGCCGGGCTTGGCCTCGGCCGGACTGACGAACAGCGAGAACGGCGCCCACCCTTTTTCAAGGGCTTCGTATCGAGCACCCCGCGAGGCGGATAGCTGCAGGGCCTGCGACCCGCCACCCGTGAGGAAACCGATCAGGGCCGCGTCGCTGATCCCGTCGAACATGCCGCGGGACGGGTCATGACCCGCCAACGTATTGGCGACGAAGTTCTGCGCGAAGCTCTGAAAACTCTCCTGCAGAGATTCCTCGAAGCCTTCCCGCGAGGCGGCCATCAGATAGGCGCCAAGCATGGACTTCGACTTGAACGGCCAATTCAGGCTGGCCACGATCGGCAAGGATTCCGACGCACCTATGAGTAGGCCGCCGACGTAAGCCGTGGCCAAGGCGTGGTCCGACACCTCCCGTCCATCAGCGCGGGACTTGATGGCATCGTCGAATGTCTCGCTCGACGTCGACAAGGCGCCGAGTGCCCCGACCAGCCACATCCGCATCACGTCGCTTTGGCCAGCCAGTTTTCCAAGCGCATTGGCGCCATAGAACCCGATGACCGAACCGATGCCCTGACCGAGCTTGGTGCTGAAATCCTCTTGCCGGGCCGGGTCGCCGGGGAAGTACAGCTTGCCCTTGGTCTCGAGCCACTTGCCCGCCGCCTGGAGCGTGTTGGTGTCGATCTTGTCGTCGTATCCAACGCCCCATCGGGCGACAGCCACGCCGTCCCCGATACCCTTGGCGAGACTGCTCGCGAACGACGTCGCCCCTTGAATGGTGCTCTCGGCAAAGTTGACGCCCCAGGTTTCCAGGGGGCGCTGGGAGTCCGCACGGGCCCTGTCGAGCACCTTCTGCTCGCGGTCCATGTCGGCCTTGAACTGCTGGCGCAGGTCAATCTGCCCGGGCAATGCCGGGAGGTTCCGATTGATGGCACCGAAGACTTGGCCGAGCGTCGACGTCTTGTCGTCTTCCAGACCCTGACGCCTGGAATCGACGGCCGCTTGCCGATCCGCCAGATCTGCGGCCTTGGTCGACAGCGGCTTGTAGCCGAGCCCGACGTGATCCAGCAGCCCGCCGATCAGGCCCTTGTGATTCGGGTCCTTCATCGTGGCTTCGTCGCGCTTGATGTCTTCCTCTAGCCACGACGTTTTCTCGACGGACTCGATCGCATTCTGCACGGGCAAATCAAAAAGATTCGGGGGCGGCCGCGTTGGATCGATTGAGTACGCTGGGGTTGCGCCGGCGGACTCATCCAGCAGCGAACCCAACTCAGCGTGCAACGCTTGGTCGTCCGAAGGAGTGTCGGTCATCGTGTTCCCAAGTTGTCGAACGGAAAGGATCGGCCTAAGATGTGCCGAGGGAGGCGTTCATGGATGTGATCAGAAAGCTCGTCATCGACCCGTGGCCGACGCCGGAGGGCACCGAGAGTCAAATCTGGTTTGGCCGCACGATGGTGGCCTGGGCGCCGATGTTTATGATCGCGTGGGCTGGACACCTCGTGTCCACCGGGCTGAACAGTCTCGGCGCGTCGCGGGAGACCTCCGGCATGGTGTTCGTGGCGATACTGGGGCTCGCCACGTTCTGGGTGTTCCTCGCGAAGATCAAGACGCGATCGTGGCGCGCGCCGACCTCTTGACCGCCGTGTCTTAGTTCCCGAGCGCCTTCCCAATCGATTCTTGGAGTAGCCACTGCGGCAAGAATGCGCCCGGCTGCTTGCGGCGCTGATCCTGCGCGATCTGCTGATCGACCAGCGACTTAGCAATTGCCTTTATGTCAGACTCCCTTTGCTCTTTAGTCCGGCCTTGGCCGGGTTCGACGTACTCCTTCGCCGCCTTCTTCATCCAGTATTCCAGTGTCTCCCTGGCCGCGCCTGGATACATCCTCTGATCGAAGGTCGCCGATTGCTTCTCGGGATCCTGTATCAGCGACTGCACCATTTTCAGTGTGGCAACCGGCATGGTGACGGATTCTAGGTTGGTAGCCGTGGCATTGGCTGGATTTGCGGGCTGCTGATTGATCGCTGGGCCCGGACGCAAGCCGGGATTGGGACCGGGGATGCGCATCGAGAGTCCGTTCATCTGGGCGGGTTGGCTGAACACGTCATCCGGTACGGACTGCGAGTTGTTGAGGAACGTCTGCGCCGCGCTCGTCGACTGCAGCATCCGGTAGCGGTGCATGTCTGCGAGCGAGACCTTACCGCTGATCATCTGTGTCGCGATCTGGATACCGTCCTGCTTGTCCTGCGCGCCACGCACCACGAACTGCAGGGCATCGTTGTAGGCGCGCTTGGCGTACCGCCGCCCATAGAGACCTTCCGCCCGTTGCGCCGCAAACGCCAGAGCCTCGCGCTTTTCCTCGGGCAGGAGTTTCGACCACTCAACCCCACCAAAGATCAGGTTCTTGGCTTCGTCGGCCGTGATGACCTTAATCCGTGATGAGGTGTCGCGATCTTTGTCCGGGTTGTAGCGCTCATTAAACGCCCGCTCCTGCGCGGCAATCCGCGCTTCCGTCAGAGCGGTGCGGAACTCGGGCTCGGTCATCTGGGCTTTGCCGGTGTCGGTCATGCCCGGCCGCAGAGCGCCGCTGGCGTCCTGCCCCATGGTGTAGAGCTTCCGGCTTTCCTGGGCCTGGGCGACGACCGCGCGAACCTCCGGCGACGCGTTCACGGCGGCGGCGGCATCCGTCTCGAACGTGTGCATGAGCTTGGCGATCTTGGACTGGACCGCTTTCTGCAGCTCGCCCTTGATCTTCTGCTTCACGAGATCGCCGCCGTCGTCCGCCGTCGGGGCTAATGTTGCGGCGTACCCGCGCAGTTCATCGGGTCCCATGGTCCGCAGCGGTTCAATCGCAGCGTAGGACATCTTGGCCGTCTCGATTGCGATGCGCGCCTTCTTGAACTGGTTCGGCTCGAGGACCGTCTTGGCACGGTCGAGGAACGTGCGGCCCCGGCTGTCTTGAGCTTCAACACCATTGCGTGTGATGTGGTCGATTTCTCCACCGACCTCGGCCAGGTACGATTGCCGCTGCGCCACTGTCAGCTTGTAAACGAGGGCGCTGGCTTCCTTTTCAGTGAGGTACTTGTAGTTGAACTTCGGTTGCATCGGCGCCGGCGGGCCGACCGGGGACGGATAGAGCCGGGCTTCCGGATTCGGGTTGTCGTTGTCGGCGCGCTGGGCTTCTGCTGTTCTCAGAGCGCCGCTCAGAACCTCTTTGACTGAGCCGATGGTGACGACGTCCTCGGCGGCCACGCCCTCTTCGTCTTGGTCGTCAGTCTTGATCCGCTTCTCGAACGCAGCGCGATCGGCCGGGGACATGACACCCAAGATGGCCTCGCGCTCCGCATCTGGCAGGGCGCTGAGCGGCTTGCCGTTGGGATAGCCATCGAGAATCGTTTGGATGTTGTGCGGGCCGTTGGCCACGGCGAGCGGCTCGGGGAGATCGCCGCGCTCGACGCCACCGAACTCGGGCGATGCTGGGTCAGCCTGACCGCGGACAAGTTCGGGCGGGGCAGCGTCGTTTGCAACGTCGGTCCGGCTTGCCACGCGTGCATCGGGATGCCCGAAGGCGAGCGTGCGAGACTGCAGAGACTGCGACTTGGCCGCCCGCTCTGCCGCGACCTGCTGCACGTTGCCGCCGCCCGTGTGGGGCGCGTCGAGCATTTCGCCCTTGGCCGGGTTGCCGACGCCAGACTTGTCGAAATAGTGCTGAACCTTGGTGTCGCCGAAATCAAGCCGGGCGTCTTTGTACGCGCCGACCGTGACGACCTGCTCCGGCTTGGTCCCGGCCGAAGCGGCAAAGTCGCGGGCGGACTGAGCGCCGAGGGAGAAGCCGTAGACCGCATAAGGCCCGGCGTTGCCCTTGATCGCCTTGTTGGCCTCGGCGACGGCCTCCTTCGTGTTCCAGGCGGTGATGACCTTAGGCTCGTAACCGAGCGCGCGCGCGTGCGCCTCGAACGCCTTCTGATCGAACGCCCCGTCCACGCCCTTGAACCCGAGCATGACCCTGGGCTGCGCGCCGCTGGCCACCTGCGGCGCGGCCTGCTGTGCGGCTTTCTGAACCTCGGCGAGTTGCGTCTTGGTGCCGACCTGAATCTTAAGCTTGCCGCCGTTCTTCTGCTGCTCGGCCGCGAGATCCTTTTTGAACCGCTCGAAATCCCCATCGATGCCGATGCAGCCGGCGGTAACCCCTTGTCGACCGTCGTGGATGAGGAGACCGTCGCGCTTGTGCTCCTTGGCCGCACGGCCTTCCACTTCCTGGGCAGCGTTCAGTTCGAACGAATCCCACAAAAGGCTCTTGCCCTCGGAGGCCCGCTGCGAGGCCGAGGTGTAGCGCTGGATCTCGTAGGTGCCGGTGGGGATCGACCCGCGCGATCCTTCACGCCCACCGGAGTTCCACTTGTAGGTGGTGCCGTTGACGGTGATCGTGCCGGTCAGCTTGTCGCCGTAGCCGTCCTTGTTGATGGCGCGAGTCGTCTGCTCGGCCGCCGCAGTCAGAATACCCGGCGTGCTCGGCGGGGCGAACTTGTTGACGCCGACCTCGATCTTGGACGCGTTGGCGACCATTGTGCCGCCGGAACGCAGGCGCTTGACGACGTCCATGCCTTCCGACGCTTCGCGGTGGCCGCGGTCCAGTTCCTCGTGACCGTAGACGTCTTTGGTCGGGTTGAAGCCGTATTCCTTCGATTTTACCCGGACAAGGTTCTCAGCAGCCGCAATAGCTTCTGGCGTCGGGCGCTCGCCCTTGCGGGTGATGATCTCGACCGACAGCGTGTTGCCACTGTGGAGGTCCGGGCGGTCGCCCCGCTGCCGCTTTTCTGGCCCCCGGACGTGGTTCAGATACTGATCGTCCGGTGCCATCTGGTGGATCGTACCGTCCGGCTGCACGTAGTAGTTGGCGCCCGTGTTGCTTTCGTTCGACCATGACACGAAGCCATTGAGCGTCGGCGCGACGCCTTGCTTGGTCGCGCTCGCCGTCTCGTGGATCACGAACCCCTTGATGTCCGCCGTCCCGTTGTCGCGTTTTTTCGCGATGCCCGGCGCTAGTCCCGCCGGCATCGGCTTGTATTTGATCGGCCGCAACGCTGCCTCGGGTCCGCCGGCCGGGTTGGCGTTGTCCTGCGCGCCCCCCGCCTGCTGTCCGCGCAGTGCGTCCGCCGCCGGTTCCCAGAGGGGACGAGTCCGCAGCTTGACGTCTGCTATGATTTGCGCACGGGCTTCTGCGGCCTCTTCAAACCCGAGCTTGTCTTCGCCCTGGTAGTTGGCATCGGCGCGGCGGTCGATATCGGTCAACCGCCCCATCGCGTGGCGCGACTCGGCGAGCGCGCCGAACTCACGGATCTTTTTTTCCTTCTTTGCGGTCGGGAGCGGCGAACTCCCGGTCATGAACACGAACTGCTGGATGTGCTCCTCGAGCTTCTCCGGCTGCTCTTGAATACGACCTAGAAGGCCTTCGCCCTTCTGGGTCAGGTCGGTATCGTGGTATTTGTCTTGCTGTTGGAACTGGGCCGTCCGGGCATGGCGATTGATCTCCGCCCCATGCTGGACCAGTGCATAATCGTATTTGGGTTTCAGCTTATCCGGGACGGTCTTGAACCAATCCTTGCCGGCCTTGAGGTGGTCGGCGGCGCGCTCATCTTGGAACCCAGACCCATCCGGAGCGATGCCGCGATGGGCCTTCTCATAGGCGTCGTCCTGCTCCTGCTTGAACTGCACGAACGACGTCGCCGTGCGATACTCTTCCGCCTTGTCGTCCTGTTTCCCAGCCGCCGAAATCACGCCGCCCAGTGCGTGGCCCAGTTTGCCGATGGCCTCGCCCATCTGGGCTTGGGCACGGCCGGGCGCTGCGAATGCCGACGCGTCGTATTTGGGAATGCCGGTCGGCGCCGCGAAACTCGGTGCCGGGATGGCCCATTGGTCAGGGATCTTCACCATGTGCTATCCCCCTATGAGCCGAACACGTAGTTGCCACCCGACGACCCGCCGCCAATCCCACCGCCGCCCTTGATGGCCCCGCCGAACCCGCCCACCATCGAAGAAATCCCCGCAATCGCACCGGCCTTCTGCTTCGTGCTCGCGGCTTGGCGCAGCGAGTCCGCTTCGACTTGCAGAATATCGGCCTGGAACTGCCTTGACTGATTGGCCTGGAGCCCCTGCCAAATCGTGGTGTTACTGCGATCCAATCCTCGTTCGCCCGTCAGTTCGGACGTCTCTCGCGCCGACCCGTCGATGCCGCCGCCCGCCGAGGCGAACCGCGCGCGCTGGTCACTGAGCGTCTTGTCGGTTTGCTTCTGCTCTTCGCGGGCTTTGTAGGTCGCGCGTCCCTGCTCTTCGATGCCCTTGCGCCGCTGTGCTTGACCTTCAGCAGCTTTCACGTTGGCCTGCGTCCTCAGAGCCGACGCCTCACCGGCCGCGCCCATCATCGAGCCCATACCGCCCGCAACCCCCGACACAATCCCGCCGACTGCCGCCAACCCCGCCATTTCAGTTTCCTTGTGCTTGCCAGCGCCACGTCCTCGGCCATTGATCCATCTCGGGATTGGCCATCAGGCGCTCGTACAGAATGATGTCTGAAGACTTGTCCAAGGCCGACACCGGCCGGAACCCAAGCGCGGTCATGAACTGCCGCGCGTTCGGCTTCGTGGTGTCGCACAGCCCGTAGAGTGTGGTGATCCCGTTCTCTTCGCACATCTTCATGGAGTCGCGGATCAGCCGGACGATCCAGAGTCCATAGGTTCGGACGTTATCATCCTTGATGTAGAAGTAGACCCAGTGCCGACCGGCGATGAGGTTCACCCCCGCGTAGGCCACGGGGACCCCGTCTTTCTCGAGAGTCCCCCCCCAGATCGGATTCTCGATCTCCACCCCTTCGATCTCGACGCCGTCGGCCGGATCCATCCGCCGACAAACGTAGCCGTCATCAGCAGGGTGAGATTGGAACTTGCTCACGCCACGCGCTCCATGAGCTCGTTGCCCACGACGAACCCATCGATCCAGCCCGGGAAGGGGGCCGTCATCCGGAGGCACAGCCGGGGATCGTTGGTGAGACCGCCCGGCATCGAGATCCGGTCGCGCGTCGCCGAGACCAGGGCGGGCCCGGAGTCGTAGGCGTCATTCACGTCCCGATCCTTCAACCGGTGCATGGTCGTGAAGTTCTGCCCGTATTCAATCCCAGCCGTTGCGGCCTTGCGGATGATCAGCGACGACTTTGCCGGGCGGGCCCGTTGCGCCAGCCCCGTGCCCTGCTGGGCGCCGAACGAGAGTTTCGAGGACTTATACCGGCCGGTGTAGGTGAGCCCGACCACGATCGTCGCCGCCGCCACCGACAAGGTGATCGACCCGCCCGAGACCGTGAACGTGCCGGCATAGTACCCGTCCGCCCAGGCCGTGACGGTCTGAGCCTCGAGGTGATCCAGTCCCGTCACCGTGGTCGTCGTCGAGCCCCAGCGGAGGGGATCGTTGGTGCCCCACACCAGTTCGTCCGAATCGCCCCAGGTCAGTGCGTCCGAGGTGTAGACGATGTGGGAATCGAGGCAGCGCGCATCCGACGCCGTGGCGTAGTAGACCGGACCCAATCTTTCGAGGTAGCGCTTGTCGACGCCGCCGATCGTGCGCTTGGCGATGATGTAAATCTCATCCTGATTGGCCGTGCCGCCCGGCAGCACCGCGACGGACTCGATCGTCCCCGATGCCCCGTCTGTCTGCCAGCGCGCCCAGCCTAAAACATTCTCGGTCGGGTCAAACAGCTTGACCAGCAACTGCCCGTCGTTGCGGACAGCCAAGACCCGCGTATCCGGGCGCCGCACCACGGCCAACTGCGCTAGGCCAGCCCGTCCGATGTCCCGGTGCAGGGTGGTCAAGGGCCGGGCGACGTAGTCCTGAATCTGGACGTTGTAGACGATCTCCATCATGTGGATCGTCGAACTGTCGACGTAGAGGCAGCGCGTGTCGATCTTGATCGGCTGGATGTCCCCGACCCCGTAGGTCGACATCTCGCGGACGGTCATGTTGGTCGTGGTCAAGGGTTCGTCGAAGGCGTTCGAGCGCACCACGACCTCGGCGCCTTCCGTGCCGATGATGAGGCGGCCGAGGGCCATCATCCACTGCCCCGTGTTCGCCGCGCCCACAGCCACGGACCGGGCGACGGCGGACGAGTCACCCTCGTCGTGGGCGTGACTTTCGTAGGCCTCGGAGTAGGAGCCCCAGAACTTGTCATCCTTCAGGGACCACAGACGCCCGTCGAACACCGACAGCGCCCGCGGCCAGCCCCGGTAATCGCTCCAGGCGCCCTCTTCCCAGTCCGACGTTGCGGTGGCGGCGGAAAGGTTCTCGAGAACTTCCATCGAGACCGAGAGGGACGACGCGTAGTTGGTGACCCGCACGATGCCTTCGTTCGAGGAAAAACCGTAGTAGATCGTGACCGTGCCAGACCCCGAGGTGTACTCGCCGGTCTTCACGCCCACGCGATAGTAGACGTTGTTGTTGTCGAGCCCGTCGTTGAAGGCTTGGGCCGCCCCCGACCCGGTCGTGACAATCGTGACGCCGCCCGACGTGCTCGACGACGTCGACGCGTCCGCCCAGGACGTCGTATTGCCGATCGACCGCTGAATGCGAACCGTGCCCGTCAACCCCGTCCCGACCGTGAACGTGATCGCGCGCGACGACCCAACGCCTTGCACCTGAACTTCGTCGGACCACTGGTCGTCTGCCGTGATGGTGCGGGACTCGAACTGGCCCGCCTGGGTCAAGCGCCACAGGGACCCGACGTGCTCCGCCCGAAACAGCGACCGGCTGGCGGTCAGCGTCCCGTTGCCCGTTCGGACCGACGGCGTGATCGTCAGGCTCTCGTCGGTGTTCGGGTCGCGGAACGGGCCGTCCTCTTCCTGCGTCTCGACCAAGCTCCACGAGTTGTTGTCCCAACGCTCGATCCGGCGCTGCTTCAGCGTGCCGTTCGAGACGTACATGGTGTTCAGGGATTGCTCGAACCGGAGGGACTGGAGCTCATCCACACCCCACGGGGAGGTGAGAACGAGGTCGCCGGTACTCGCCACCTGCAGGCTTTCGACCTCGATCTGGCGGTACAGGATCGACGTGAGTTGCACATAGTAGGACCCGGACGGGGTAAACCCGAGCGAGTGGTGCCCCGTCTTCAGGGTCATCTCTTCGATGTACTCGTCACCGCCGGCGGTCGAACCGCAGCGGAACGTCACCGGTCCGTGGTGCACGAAGATCTCGAGCGCATGCAGCGTGCCGGCGCTGGACGTCGTCACCAATTGTTGAACGCCGGCGGTGTCCGAGCCGTTGGAGTTCAAGAGCAGGCGGCCCGATCCGATGGTCGCCGTGGCGGAGCCGGTCGAGAGGTCGGTCCATCCGGTCAAAGCGTTGAAGTTGCCGTCCACGACGGTGGAGGTGACGGACGGCCGGGCCACGACGTCGCCGTCCGCGATAATCCGGACGGCCGTATCGCTGAGCGCCAGCAGGAACTTCTCGGTGCTGCGGCGGACAAACGGGTGGATGCGGTAGCGATCGGTGCCCATGTCGGCGAGGAACTGGAAGCCCGGGCGCAGGCACATAGGACCGTTGGCATCGAGCCAGATGTTCTCGATCGTCTCGGCGGTGGCCCCGTAGTTCTCGAGAGTCAGCCGGTTGATCGTCTCGAGACCAATCTCGCCGCCGTTAAAAACAGAATATACGCCGTTGGCTTGGGTCATTTCAGTGCACCACAGATTGTTCTCGCGGCGGAGAAATGGTAAGCCTTCACGCTATGAGGAAAATGCAGGATCTGACGGGTCAGAAATTCGAGAGACTGACGGCCGTGACCCACAAGCCGCCCACTGTGTCGGGGAAGAAATCCTACTGGCTCTGTCGTTGCGACTGCGGCGAGATGGTTTCCGTCGACGTGACGAGTCTGCTCAGAGGTCATACCAGATCGTGCGGATGCATCCGAATTAGGCACGGTCACACGAGTGCTTACGACGCTCCATCCCCCACGTACGTGTCGTGGAAAAGTATGCTCGCGCGATGCCTCAACCCGTCCAGTCCGGCCTTCGTGCACTACCAGAAGCGCGGCATCACCGTCTGTGAGCGCTGGCGTGTGTTCGACGCATTTCTGGCCGACATGGGCACACGCCCCGATGGCACGTCTCTGGATCGGATCGACAACAATGGTCATTACGAGCCGGGCAATTGCCGTTGGGCCACGAAACGTGAGCAGGGCAACAACCGCACCACAAATCAAGTTGTGGAGTATCGGGGCCAGCGCTACACGATCGCCGAACTGGCGCGTGCAACCGGGGTCAGCAAGGACGTTCTGCGAGCCCGGCTCGTGCGCTCCAAGCGATGGACCGTCGAGGACGCCGTCCACTCTCCGGCTCTTCCCGCAACAGAGCGCCGCAAGCCCAGAGCCTGAACGCGTCATCAGCTTTGCTCGCGGCTCGGGTTGAGGTAGTTCCCGCGCGCCGCCGACGACCACGCGCCATGCCGGCGCCGCTGCGGCGGACCCTGCGTGGCGTCGAGCCCGATGGCCTCTGACTTGGCCTTTTTCCGCTCGACCTTGATCTCATCGAGGCGACCAGGTGCCAGCTTGGGAGCGGCCATGAACGCCAGTTCGGTCGCAACCCAATGCGCGAAGGTCTCGGACCAGCGCCCGACGGATGACACCGACGTCTCCGAGACGTAGCTGATGAACAACGTCTCTGCCGAGGTCGCGACTTTACCGACCTCGACCGAGTAGCCGAGCAGTTCATCCCCCACGGCTCCGGTCTCCGAGATCCACAGAAGTCGGAGGAGATCAGACGGGAGGGCATAGTAGTAGTCATACCCGTGCGTCGGGGTCGCCTCGAGGCGGGCGAGTTCGTCCCGCAGTTTGGCGTGATCCCAGGCTGTGGCTTCGTGACAGCGCAGCGCCACCGGCTCCCAGTGGCCGCGCAGCACGAGGGCATCCTCGCCGGTATCGTCGACGGTCTCGACCATCGGCTGGCCGAGAAGCCCGAGCGCGGCGTTGAAGACGGTGAGCTGCGTGGGCATCAGCGGCGCCGCAGGTCAGCGAGGTGGGCTTCGGCCGACTGCCGACTGGCGAACCCGTCCTTGATGGTGCGGTGGCCGTCCTTGATGGTCCACTGGCTCGCACCGAGGAACTCGATGGTTGCGCCGGAGATGTCCGGCATGATGATCTCGGCCCGCGAGAAATCGAACTCGTTGCGAATGTAGGCAATCACGGCCTGCTGCTCGCGGTCGACACGCACGACGTCGAGGCACAGGCACCACAATCCGTAGGGGTGTTTGATCTCGATGTAATCGAGGGGGCGGATCTCGTCGGCGCGGTTCCACAAATACCGGGGGTTCTTGGCGTGCTCGACGGTATGATCCTCCTGAGCGACGACGCTCCAGGCGCCCCACAGAGTCCCGGCCGGCCGGACCATTTCTTTGGTGGCCTGGGGGGTGGTGTTGGCACGCACACGGGCAACAGGCGAAAGCACGGCGGTCACATCTTCAGCGGCGGACTCGGCGGTGCGGGTGGCGGTCTTGGCCATGGGGATATCCTTGGGTTGAAGAAAAGGCGGGGGACTGTGCCCCCGCCCTCAGTTTCCGTCAGATCACGCCGGCGCCTTGAGGACGACGAAGTTGATCTGGATGGCGGCGTCGAAGGCGTTGGCGGCGTGGAGGTTGGTGACCGTGATCACCGCCGAGCCGGCGTTGGCCTTGCACTGCCCAATGGCGGGCGAGCCCGCCGAGGTCTTGGGGTCGACCGAGGCGAGGATGATGTCCCCCGCTGCGATCTGCGAGTTCGTCAGCGTCAGGGTGTACTCAGCCGCAGCCGCCGTGGTCAGCGCCTCCGACGTGATCTTGCCCTTCAATGCGTTCAGGGTCGCAGCGCCGGCAGTGGCCGTGGCCGTGCCGAAGATGTGACCCAGAGTGGCGCCCGTGCTCGCGACGGCCGTGGCGATGAGCTGGTCGTGCGCCGAGATCGCCGCCTTGGCGGTCGAGGCGAACTGCAGCACGTCGACGATGTCGCCCACCCGCATGCCACGATCAGCGGCATCCGAGATGTAGGCCGCCGTCGCCACCGTGGTGATGGCGTCGGTGCCCTCGTAGCGCCAGCGCTGAGCGTTGCCACCGCCCGCCGCGTGCACCAGATAGAGTTCGTTCGTGTCGTAAGCCATGTGACTATCTCCTATCCGTTACCTGATCAGCTCAGAGCGGTGTTGTCGTTGTGGACCAGCTTGACGATGCCGGCCAACTGCAGGGCCTTGGCGCCCTGGTAGGCGGAGCAACGGGCCCACGAGTAGTCCTGCTCGTCGTTGACGCCGACCTTGGTCGTCATGTCGCCCATGTTGAGGCCGTGACCGACGGCCATCTTGTGGTAGACGAAGCACGACGCGGTCGCGCCACCGACGCCCGGAAGGTTCGGGTGACGGCACCACTTCACGCCGTTCCAGTTGCGCCACTGCGAGTAGCGCATGAACGGCTTGTCGGGGACGTAGTCGCCGCTCGAGAACTGGGCGACGTCCATCAGGTGCGCCCACGCCATCGGCGTCAGCAGACCGTAGCGCTCGCCGTCATCCGGAACGAAGTTCTCGTCGAGGATGGCGCAGGCCTCGAGCAGGTTGTAGATCGTCATGCCGGTGATCGCCGTGCCACCGTTGGCAGAATAGGTCGTGGTGGCGAGCTGGGTGGTGATCAGGTCGTCGGTCTTTTTGTTGATCGAGACCACACCGCGGCGCTGCATGCTGAGACGCTGCGGCACCGACGACGAGTAGATGTTGAAGTTGTTCTTGCGGGCGAGGTGGTGGTACTCCGCCAGCGTGCAGGTCGCGCTCGTCTGGTCGTCGGAGGCATACGGGATAGCGCCGTTGGCGCCACGCGTGACCGCCGAGTCGGCGGCACCCTCGATGATGAAGACGAAGTTGTTGCCCTTGATGTCGCCTTCGGTCGTGACGGTGCCACGAAGGAGGGACTGCTTCTGCTCGTACGCCGCGACGAACTCCGTCGCATACTTGGTTGCCATTACGCTATTGTCGGCCATGGGAAATTCTCCTGTTTGAGCCGATTGATGGGATCAGACGGAGAACGGCAGGTCGGGTGCCCGACGACTGCGGGAGGGCGGGGTACCGCGCACGCGAAACAAGGCTGCGGGCCGCACGCAAATGCAGTCGGCGAGTCGAGTCTGACAGTTCTGGAATGGACGGCCGGGGCCGGCGAGCGGGGTGCCCGGAGCAAATGTCCTAAGAGACGTCGGGAAATACTACGCTGTACTGACGTTTGACGTCCGGCCTTGAAATCTCTAGCCGGACGTCAATTCTGTTGTGGTTCAAAGGCGTAGGATGGTCCGCTTGTGTTCGTAGGCGGCCAGGAACTCTGCGCGGTAGCGCTCCGCATGCGCCTGGACCTCGTTGGCCTCCCGCTCCATCGGCATCTCGCGATAGCCGTAGCGGATGAGTTCGTAGAGGTATCGGAGCGAGAACCAGACCGGGCCCATCCGATCAATCTGCTGGATGTGGACCCACTCGTGGGCGCGCAACCCGTCGTTGTGCAGGCAGGACGGCCGCATGTAGACCCGACGCCACGGCATCGCCAACCCGTCGCACCCGAAGAGGTCAAGGACGCGCAGCCAGAAGCCACGCGCTGGGACGAAGACATGAGCCATCAGTCGATCACCCGTATCCAGCGCCCCCGGTGCAGGACCGGGCGGCGACGCGCCTCGAGAATAAGCGCCCCCCGCATGAAGAACAGCGTGCGGGCCTGCCGTGTGGTGAGCAGCAGGACCGTGATCTGCGGGTCGTCCTGATGATTGCCCTCGAGCCAGTCCAGAGCCCGGGCGATGTCATCAGGGCGGGGCAACATCAGTGCGTCGACATCATCGGGCCCGCGTCAGCCTTGGCGGCCTCGGCGGGGTCGCGGGTCAGATCGACGTTGACGCTTGCCAGAAACTCCTTCGCCGACTCCTCATCGAACCCCATGGCGACCAGTGCGGCCTCATACTGGGCCTTCCATCCGGATGCCGTGGTCGGCTTGGTCTTGCGCGGCGCGACCGGGACGCTGGTCGAGACCGGAGTCGGAGACGCGGGCGCCGTCTTCAGTTCGTTGACCTTGTGCAGGATGCGCGCCCACTGGGCGGGGGTCGGCTGTTTCTTGATGTTCTCCTCCATCCCGGAGAACCACGCGAGGAAGGTCTGGAGGTCCATGGATCACCGCCCCCGGGCTTTGCGGCGGTTCTGGACCGCGATCAGGCGGTCGAGCTGCGGCTGCAGGGCCTCGTATTCCTTCGGGTCCTTGTCGCGCACAGCCACGATACGGCGGATCTCGCTGTCGACATCGACGCCGTCAGCCGGTTCCGACCCGACGAAGGCCCCGTCGTCGGCGCGTTCCTTGGCGACCATGAACGCCCACTTGACGAACGTCGGGTGGTCACCGAGCAGCGAGCCGTCGGCCAACTGCGTGTTCATCAGGGACTGCGAGTCGTTGTCGGTGTAGCCGAGCTGCTTGAGGTCGTTCTGGAACATCCGGTTCGCGAGTTCCACGTTGTTACGGTATTCCGCACCTGCGAAGCTGCGGATCTCATCCATGTTCGCCTGCTGGCGCTGGATGCGCTGCGCTTCCTGCGCGGCCTTCACCCGCTGGTCGACGGCCCAGTACATCTTGACGGCGTCGTCGAACTGGCCCTGCGAGTAGTTCTTCTCGAAAGCGTTCTGCTTGAACTCGGACAATAGTTCCTGATCAAGGTCGGAGAGCGTGCCGACTTCCTTCGGGATCTCGGCCTTGTAGTCGTCCGCCTTCTCCGGAACGCCCCAGGTCTTGCGGAACGCCGCGATGTCCTTCGGGTCGTCGTTCTTGCCGGTCGGGATCTTGACCCGCTCCCGCGTCAGCTCGCTGATCTTCTGGTCCGCGTGCAGTCCGGCCCGGATGATCTCGGCGGGGTTGTTCTTCTTCGCCATCCAGTCGAGAGTGCGCTTGCGCTCCTTCTCATCCTTGATGTCGAGGGACACGATCGCGCGGTCGCGCCAGTCGTCGCCCCACTCCAGCGGCGCGATCTTCGGCGCGGTGTCAGCCTTCGCATCCGGAGTTGCGACGGGCTTGTCCGCATCTGGGGTCTCGGTCGGCCGCTCCAGAACATCGGCCTCGCCGTCGTCATTGGTCTCGTCGATCATCGTCAAAATTCTCCTTGCTCGTCATTCTTGACGGGCATGTTGAGTAGCTTCACGACCTGCTGCCCGATGAACTGCTTCCCGGCGGCGAAGTCGGAGTTACGCGCACCATCCGTGCCGGGCCTGAACGGCGACTCGTAGGTGCCGCAGGCCTGCAGGATCCACTCCAGTACAATCTGCTGTTGGTACGCCTCGGCCCGCCCATCGCGGAGGGCGCGGAACGCGGCGATGTCTTGGACGTCATAGGGCGGCGGCATCCACGGCTCGCGCTCGAGCGGGACGTTGAGCGAGCGCTGCTCGACGAACCCGCTGGCTTTGCGGGCTCTATTGCGATGCTTCGAGGTCGGCGGGGTCGATGTCGAGTCCATCCGTCAGGGCTCCGATGTCGATGCCGAGATCGCCAAACGGATCTTCCGGCAACGGGAACCCTTCGGCCTGATCTTGCGGCGGTTGCGGTTGCTGCTGGCCCTGGAGGAGCTGCTGTGCTTGGGCAGCAAACCCGGGCAACTGACTCAACGCACCCATACCCTTCTGTCCGGCGCCGGCGGCCTTGTCGGCGATCTCCATCATCTTCTGCTGCTTTTCGGCTTCCATCGCCTGGGCGGCCTGCTCCTGATCCTGTGCGATCAGTTCGGCGACCTCTTCCTCTGTGTTCATCCACTCGGTATCGGCGCCGAGGTTCTGGATCGTGGCCCGGAACATCTTCGGCACGTTGACGATGTGCCGGACGGACGGGTCGACCTCGGCTGACATCTTGAGGGTCTGCAAGACTTCCTGAGCGCGGACGACCTTGACCCGGCGGTACGCCTGGGAGACCGGCGTGTCGAACTCGAACTGAATTTCTCCGCCACGGATCTCCGGCGGGATGGTCTCGAGCGGTCCGAAGTAACCGATCCGCAGCGACATCGCGAACATCGCCTCGAGGGTGCGCGCGTTGTCCGCTTCAAACGGTTCGAAGATCGGGCCCGCAGACCGGATGTATTCGGCGATCCGCTCGGAGGTCTCGTAAGCCGTCATCTCCTTATCGGACGGCAGAGACAGCTTGTTCAGGTACCACGCCGCCATCAGAATGTTGCGGGTGTCGACCTTCATTTCGAGTCCT